AAAGAAGTTCGGAATCTGCAGCAGTCACAATATCTTGAGTTACTAAAAATCCTACAGTCGCATCAGGTTGTTGACCATATTTACTTAGTATGATAGATTGTTTTTCACAAAATACAAAATGACCTTGTGTAAAAAAATCACCACGTTCTACCGAAAATCTTGTACCAAATCCTGTAGCAGGGTTTGCAGTTGTATTTGTAGTCTGAACTGTTAATGTTACACCTGAATTTGTACCAACTATATCTTCACCAGGTGTCATAACATTTGGCGAAGTAAACGAAGAAGCCGATAATGTGTCTACATATGCAACATAAATTGTTGCAGGATCGGTTGCCGTTGCATCAACGACTTCTAAAATTTTAGCTTTAAATGCTGAGCTTTGACCAGTAAATTCATCGCCAACTATAAGAGACGTATCTGAAGGCAAGTTGTTTGTGGTTGTATTAAGCTTAATAAATTCGTAACGAGTATTAATACTTGGTCCACCAGGATTAACTGATGCACCTTCTTTAAAGATATTACGAGCAAATCTTTCAACTTCTTTTTGTTGTATCGTTTGAGCCTGGGTTAATTCTCTTGCCTGCAGAGCACGGCCAGAATTAAACAGAATTCTATGATAGTTATTACTGTCTTTATAATCGTCTTTATACGTATCCGCAAAGACTTTTTCCGTAAATTTTGTCGCCATTTAAATACTCTACAGTTGAATTATAACTTTAATATCTTCGGTTTGTGCAGGATCTCTTTCAATCGCCGCTCTATTATCAATGTACAAAAGTGTACCAGAAAGCGCGCTAACTGTTCCATCTATGTAAGCTAAAGTATCACCATCGACTGAAGCAGAATCTAAAATACCTTCACCATTACCATCTGTTTCTGTAACAGTTTCTCCTTCGATGAAAGAAAGAAAGCCAGTAGAATCAGTTTGATGATACCACACATAGCTTGAATCTGCATTATCAATATATGCTTTTGCAGCAGATGTAGATCCTTGAATTGTTTTATCTTCACTAAAATTTTGCGCAATAGAACCAAACTTAAGTTTTCTTAAAACATTTGCTGCAGGCCCTTCAAAATCTGAATCTGCAGAATCTGGACCAACTTTTGGATCTTTAATTATTCCTACTTGTCTAAAATCATTACTTGTTATGAATGAATTTGTTTCATCGCCAATTAACTGAGTGTTGAACATAATAGCGGTTGAACGAAGATCATCTCTTGGATCTCCACCCATTCCTAACGGTGTTGATAAAACAGCACGTGCATGCGCACCTGATCCACCTCCCCCTGAGAAAACAACTGACGCATAATCGTATCCAGCGCCAAAAGATTTTCCAGCACCAGAATCATTCATCTCAACTTTCACGATTGTTCCGTTATACACGGTAGCAGTTGCACCAGGAGATTTTGTTCCGTTACCAGTAAATGTAATAGTTGGAGCAGATGTATATCCTGTTCCACCATTATCTAATTTTACTCCAATAACTTGACCTTTTACAGCGGCATCTTGAATCGCTTTTTGTTCTTGTTCTAACGCAGGATCTGACGCATCCGCTGAGTCAATGAATTGTACAGGAATATAATTAGCTGATGTAAACTTTGTTGATCGCAAAGCTGTTTGTCCATATAAAAATTTCCATACGTAACCGTCTGCAGTTGTAATAGGATTTACAGAAGCTCCAGTTGGTTTCACGGTTGATGAAACCGCTGCTCCTGTATTATCTTTACCCTGTTGTAAACAAATATAAACAGAAAGTTCGTCAGTCATAACATAATAAGCGTTTGTTGGATAACCTTGAGTATGATCATCATACGAAGCATAGATTGTACCAGAAGACCAGTTATTACGAGGAATCACGTATGAAACATCTTCACCTTTTTTCATAGCTTGTAAATTTAGACGAAAATCTCTTTCTTCTTTTGCAGTATTTAATGGAGTAGGAGCAACGTCTGTAGCATTCCAATCATTGGATCTACCAATACCAATATAGTACGTAGCCGCAGAATCTACAACGTTTGTAAAAATATCATTTAAGACTTGTCTTTTAAATTTATCTGTAATAATTGCAACCATTTTAGATTCCCTAGCTCACTGTTCCGCCGTAATTACTGACCAATTGCCAATTTGTTCCATCCCATATCATTGTACATCCTTCATTATTATCTAAAGCAATACTAGTTCCTGGTCCAAAACTAGCAGGTGTAATTGTCGCCGCACCAGCGTTCTTATTTGTAAATAGTTTATATTCTCCAACTGTTGTACCATTGGCCACAGTTATTGTGATTGGTGTCGCAGAGTTTCCAACAACATATGATTTACTTGTATCAGCTGCTCCTGTAGCCGTAATCACATCAGAAGAATAAGCTGCCTTTTCAATTTCTACGGATCCTGTTCCCTTACCGGCTAAGTTTAAATTAAAATTAGGATCTGAACCATGAGCAGATAAAACTGGATTAGCGCCAGTCGCGGCATTTTGTATATCAATATGATTAACGGCATTTGCGGCTGGAGTAATTCCAATAACCTCAGAACCGTTTACATCTGAAATATGTCCACTAACAATCGGTTCAGTTAACGTAGAACTTGTCAGAGTTTTATTTGTAAGAGTTTGCGTGACACCAGTTAGACTTAATGTATCACTGTCAGATAATGCCGGTATATTAATATTATGATTCGCAGTCAATGAACCCGCAATAAAAATATAAGAGTGCGAAGCATCGTTATCTAATATTTTAACTCCACCTAAAGTTGGCAGCGTTAAAGTTTTATTTGTAAGAGTCTGCGTAGCAGAATCAAGTATAACATTACCTGATGCATTTGGTAAATTAATAACATGATCGGCCGTAGGATCAATTGCTTTTAAAACTGTTTCGTTTAAATCAGCTGTAGTTCCTTCAAAAGATATACCACCTTCAGCTGCAGCAATTGCACCAACTAAAGTATTACTATCTCCACCGAGTTTTTGATAAAGCTCGACAAAATTTTCATTAATTTTCTGGCCCGCTTGACGTAATGTATCACCACTTCCGTCATTGGCATACGTGCCGGTCGATATGTTTTGACGAGTCATTATTACCTCTAATTTATTTTATCTATTTATACTACTTTATCGAAGTGTCCTGCGGTTATCGCTAAAGGACCTTCCATTTTAAATTCAGCTGGATATGGAGTATTTATAGGTATCGTGGCAGCGTATAATACCCTACGATCTGCGCCTTGCAACGCATTATAGTCACTTGACCAACTACCGCCAGCCGTTGTAACTTCAGTTCCTTCGTACATATCAGAACTTGGTTGTTCGTCTACACTTGTTTGAATCCAATTACGAAGATTCTCGTATGTCCAACTTCTATTGAATTGCATAACCACGGCTATGAGACCTGCGCCTACTGGACACGCTGCACTTGTTCCACTAAACCTTGTATCTCTGCACGCAGATATAGCAGTTAAGTCAGCATATTCACCATCACTTCTACTTGTATCAGTTCCGTAGGTTGCATCTGGACAAGCTGCTAATGTTCCATCACCAGGAGCAAAAAAGTCAATTGCATTTCCACAATCACTATAATTTACTTTTCTATCTTGATCATAACTATTAGTCATATCATCATCTAAACAGCCAACGTTAATAGCTGGAAATTTAACAGTAGTATTTCCTTGAGATGTTTCACTTACAGTTTTTCCTATATGTTGTGGAAATCCTCTACGATTAGTTGATCCTGTTACGCTATAACCAAATTCTGAAAATGTATCTTGATAGAATGTATTTGTATTGTTATTTGATATACGATTATCATAGTTAGGATGATCAGGATTGTATTGTGGCTGATTGCTATTTCCTGCTGCCATTACACATATAACTCCGGCTTGAGTTAATTCATCTCCAGCCTGCGTCATACTATTGTCATACATTTCTGATTTCCAACGGCCTCCGTCACCTGTTGCACCTAACCAACTAATATAGTTTGGCTCATTAGACGTTCCACTATAAGATACAGCTCCATCTGATCTAAAATAATAATAAGTTCCACTTTTAGTACTTGATCTAAATCCCCAGCTATTTGAACTAACTGTGGGGTCTCTTGTTCCAAAAATAGGATTTACAGGTTTATATGTGTGAAATATTTTCTGTACGTCAAAACCTATTTCAAAACTACCTACATTATAACCAGATCCGTACAGATTTAAATGCCATTTATTACAATTATATGCCCATCCGTGTGTACGTCCATATATTAAACTAGCGCATTGAGTACCGTGATCTGCATCATATGCTAATGTTGATGGAGAACCATGAACATTATTTCGTGTGTAGGCCGTCGATACTAATATATTTCCAAATGATGCAAAAGAACTACTACGTTGAGTTGAATCTCTCCACCAAGCCTGAGCGGCAGATTCAGTTGGTACAACTGTCCCATCCCATCTTGTTTCTAATCTATTATCGGGATCTGCGTCAAACCAATCTGGATCGATATAATAAGGACCATCAAGAACTACATCTAATACATCACAATATCCTGATCGATCTAAAACATTTCCAGGCTTATAGTCGACTGGATTCACTGCATTGTTTACACCTTTATTAATAAATTCAGAATGTGCAATCCATGTACCATTATCTGCACATATCACATCTACATTTTCACCAGCACCTTGTTGTTGTACTTTAGAGCTTATTGTGTTTCCTTCATCTGTTGAAGATGTTTTCCAAGGATTTTGTTTTGTTTGCATTCGATATAATGCAGTAGTTCGATTTATGGTTGGTTCCGCATTTGAAAACGATGATCTAATAGAACCAAATGCATCGGTCCAAGACTGATAATTATTGTATGGAGTATCCCATCGATCTTTTGCCGTTCCCCATATTTGATTTTTTAATTCATCAGGAGGTGGCATATATGTTTCAGGATAACGATTATAGCTTTCATTAATTATCTTAACTCGATCATCAGACTTTAATGCATTTGCTTCATCTTCTGTTAAAGAAAATTCACCACGAGTATCACTATGTTCTCTTCCATCAGTAAGATCAACAACTCTGTCTGGTATTGTTTCAGGAGTTGAATCGGATGTCATAAGCTCTGCGCTTATTTCATCATACTGTTCCTTCGTATATGTGGTTACTACGTAATACTTTTCGCTCATCTTATCACACTATGTTTATTGTGTTACCCATACCCGAGTGTGCTGTACATTGATAATACAATGTAGAGGGTGCACCCATCGGCACTTTAAATACAACTGTTCCTACAGCTTGTGTATTTCCTGTTACACCATCAGCATATGCAGATCCACCATTACTTGTTCGTATTTGAAATGGATGGCCGGAAGCATTAACAACAAAATAATACGTTTCGCCTCTTCGTAAATAAAGAACAGGATCATTAGTAGTAGAAGTAAACCAATGATTCTCAGGATCAGAGAATGTATAGTCACTTGCTCCGCTATTTCCAACGTTAAATACATGTGATCCTTTAGTCATTGGATGCCATGCACTATGTTCATAGATTTCCATTTGATTATTTGTTGTATTGTAAATGATTTCACCATTAGATGCTGATAATGCATTACGTTCACTGGTTGTCATATTACCAACTCTAAATCCACCACCTGCACCGCTGTTTTGACTTACTGTAACAGAACCACTTGTAACCATATTAATATCAGTTGATGCAGTAAGAGTAGGAGTACCTGTTGCCTGAGATGTAATGTTATCAACAACAAGTCCAGTAGAATTAAAATATCCTACATCTGTACCACCCACACGAATATCGATTTTATCATCAGTACTTGCATGTAAACTTGTATCGCCATCAATATCTAATACTAACTCAGTACCATTCATATCAATAGAAGATCCCTGAGAAACATATGTACCATTATCTATTGAATAATTTCCAGATCCATCTGTTTTCATAAATCCAGCACTTGCAAAATCTCCATCCACAAGTACATCTGCGTGAGATGTTTCACTCGTTAGATAAGATTGTAAATCGCTGATTTGAGATTCAGTAATTGATAAGGCAGCTTGATGAGCCGTTACGTCACCCTCAGTTACAGTATAACTTGTCAAATAACTCGATAAATCTGGTGGAGTATACGTATATACACCTGTACCATTATTATATGATAAGTTAGCTGTTCCTGCAGATGCAACGGACACACTAAAGTCTGCATAAGTCAGACCTCCGCCGCCACCGCCACCACTTACATCAGTAGCAGCTATAAACATTCCTTGTGCTGAATCCCATTTTAAAATTTTATTATTTGAGATACCAGACATATTAACGTTAGATAATTCGCCGATACTGTCGACACCTTCTCTTGCTTGTACATATGCACTATCAATAAGTGAAATAGTTTTGGCCGAGTCAATGCCAGTTCCAAGATCTGCATTATTAGCGAGTCTTACCCATGCTCCGCCATGTGCAAAATATCCTGCTCCTGTATTATGAACGTGAGCAAACATACCGTGATATGTCGTAGCATTTGGAAGAGCGCCTTCAGAATCCCACATATTGGCATAGTAGATTTTTTTAGACCCGAAATCTACGTCTGAATCGCCTGCCAGTGTATTAATATGTGTCGGAATAACTTGTGCGTTATCTAATGCTTGTGCAATAGAAGTGACAGCCGCTGAATCAAGGTCAGCGTTCTGTAATGTGGTAAAGTTGGCATCGAGTTCGACGTGGGTCAATGCCGTACCTTTAGTATTTCGTAATGTGATTGCCATGTTTTACCTCTAAGTAAGTTCTACGTAATCTGAGTCAACGTACCCAATAGTCATATATCTTGGGTTACCAGCGTCAGAATCATAGAACCATCTGTTTCTATCCATTCTTTCGATGTCGTTGCTCATTCTCACGCCATATTGATATACAGCGTCTTTTGCCGAATCATCCATTGTCGGCGAGTTAATGTCTTTTGCTTGATCGATTCTACCGTATGACGCAGCAAATACATCTGCTGGCATATCTTTGTATCGACCAACTGTTGCTTTCAAACTGATACGTTCAATAACAGTATCAGAATCTGCATCGTCAGGTAGAAAGCCAATTGGTTCTACCAATCCATTTGGTATTTGATAAGTAGCCGTACCTTCAACAAATAATGGTGGTGGAGGTTGGGGAATATTATCTGGCATAACCAAAAGTTCAGAGTTTGTAGATGGAAGTTCTAGAACAACTTGACCGCCTAGAAAAAATCCAGCTGGATGTACAAACTTTTTATACAATTCTTTCCACGTATTTAATGGAATAGCTGATTTAATAAGAACGGAGAATATTTGATACAATCCTCCATCTTGTATAAAATGTAATGACTCAGTACCAATTGTTGACTGAGACTGATTTAATTTAAATATTCTATCTTTTGGATAATCTACTTCAATATCAATTCCAAAGAATGCACGAAAGAAACCTTCGGCCGAATACTTTGTACCTTTTACTCTATAAAAATTAGCAAAGTTACGAAGCACTTCACGCGGTTCAGTAAAATATGTAGAGTTAGCACCATCTGCAATTGTACCAAAAATATATTCTAAATTATCTAATGATGTGCTTTCAATATCATAAACACTAAATAAATCTTGTATTGCACTAATCGCTTCATCGGAATCAACATATTCATAATATGATTCCATAAATGTAATAAGATTAGGATATTCGTCTCTAAAGTATTGTGGTAAAACTTCCGCAATACTATAGTTCCTTAAATTTGGATTTATTCGATTAAAATCAGCACGATGTGCCATTTAGTAGCCTCCGCCAGCACCACCGCCTGTACCATAACTAACTGATACGCCTACACCTGTATTACCTGATCCGCCTAAAACAACATCAGTATCTTGTCTATCAATCTGACCGGTTGCAAATGATGGACCTTCATCAATATCTAAAATATAACTACGCAACGGTCTGATTGTTGCTTGGTTTGCAGGAGTACAAGAAATTTTTAAAAAGTTAGAACCTGCCGTAATAGAAGCTGGAAGAAATCCTGTTAAAGTCACTGTACCAGTTAACGCATCATAAGATCCTATATTATCAACTTCAACTATACCAATATTATCTACAATTTGTAATTTAGTTAAATTTAAAGCGTTTTTAACAGAACATACTTTATTATTGAATATAAACGTAGAAGATGATATGATATGATCTGTCGGAGAAGGACCAGCAATTTCTACCGGAAAATATAAATTATATGTTGCACTTTGTGTAAGATCTGGTGTAAAACGTTGTTGCATCTTTACAGTAGCTTTAGAGTTTAGAATCGCTTCACTAATATCATCTATTTGCGTTAAGAGTTCAGAACGCCTAAAGACTCCACCAAACTGTTTAAGTTCAGTATTAATATAATTCTTTAGTGTATCAAATACGTTTGCTTCTGTTGCTTTAATTGTTTGGCCAGTTAAACTTGGATCAAAGTTAAACGTTAGAATAATTTCTAAAAACGTGGTAATTGGATCCTGAAATGCAGTATCGATCGATAAAATAGAAAGATTCGAAGCCACATCTGTTACAATAGCATCTTTTATCGCTTGTTTTTGTGATTCAGTTGTACCATCTTCAAACACAAGAGATAGATAAACTTTGCCGTAATCAGCAGGTA